TTACGTAAAAACAGATCCACAGAAAGGTGGGCGCAAGAAAAAAAAGAAAAATGAGGATTTATATATGGATTTAGAACAAATTATTCAAGAAGAACTTGAAGCTGTGCTCGATGAAAAGAAGAAAAAGAAGGGTGGTAAAAAAGATGCATGCTACCACAAGGTAAAGTCACGCTATAAAGTGTGGCCGTCGGCCTATGCTTCCGGTGCTCTTGTTAAATGTCGTAAAGTTGGCGCTAAAAACTGGGGTAATTCCAAGAAAGAATCCATTATGATTGAATTTGAAAATCAATTAGTAGAAAATGAATTGTATGAGCGCGTGGAAACATTTCTTGATGAAGCGTTACACTATGGTTTAATTGAAGAAAACGACGAATTGAATGAAAAAAAGCGTAAGAAGAAGGGTTGTACGCCTGCAAAAGGCAAGAAGTATGCCCGCAGAGTGAAAGGAAGATGTGTTTCTTACGGCGCAAAGGGATATTCTATCGCTCCCGGTACGTCAAAAGGTAATTCTTACTGCGCTAGGTCCTACGGAGATATGAAGTCTCACGGAAAAGACTGCTCTGGAAAGGATAGAAGCACTCCGTTGTGTCTTTCTCGCAAAAAATGGAAATGTTCAGGTAAATATTCACGAAAAGGCAAGTAAAAATGCAGTCTGATGAGCAAATTTTAGCTAAAGCGGCTGCGCTTTTAGAAAAAATAAGTAAAAAACCCGGGTTTGGCCAAGGCACGCCTCCAAAAGATTCAAAAAGTAAGGAATTTTACAAAAAACAAGACATATATCTCGAAGAAACTGAAAAAGTGCTCCGAGAAGTCACCGAAGACGAGATGCGAGTGCTTGAAGATGTGTTGGATGACCTCGATCCAGCAAATTTGCCCCTAAATGACCTTTTTAGCGGTAAAATGCGTGTTGTCATACCATTTCCGACCATTGATCAGTCAACAGAACTTGGAAAGTTCACAGAATTCTTCAGATCTCAAGAATATGAAGTAGATTGGGATAAAGGTATGGTGTATGCCGAGCGTGATCTACGCACATCAGACGATTTTCTTGATATGTTGGGGGGTGGACCTGAGCCAAAGAAGAAAACTAAGAAGATTCAGATGAAAATCGGCAAGCTTTTCTCCAAATTAGCGGATTTAAGCCGAAGAAAAGACGAAATATACCAAAAAGTATACAAATATATGGAGGGTGTTAATTACAAGCTAGCAGATGGTGGACCAATTAATACACCAAACCGAGTTACCGGAAAAATGCTGAAAGCAGCACTCGACGAGAAAGAATATGACAATTTTGAGAGAATTAACACTCAAATTAACTTATATGTCGTAAATCCGGGTGTTGCAGGTCCGGCAGGCTATGATTTAACCGATTTAGCCACTGAATACGGCGAATATTGGAAAAAGAACGCCGCATTCATCAAAAAAGAGATAAATAACATCGATAATGACAAATTTTCAATTATTATTACTCGACATCCGATAGATGTGCTCAGAATGAGCGATTTTGACGAGATTACATCGTGTCATTCACCTGCTAGTCGTACAAATGCCTATCAATCCTACTATAAATGCGCTGTAGCCGAGGCTAGAGGTCACGGAGCGGTAGCATACGTGGTTGAGACAGAAGAGCTTCTGAGCGCCACTGACACAGGAAATATAAACAGTGCAGAACAAGAGATTCAAGAGGGTGAAATATTTGCCGATGATAAAAGACCATTTACAGGTGATATAACACCACTTTCAAGAGTTAGAGTTCGACATGTTCGTTATTATGACACTGACACACCAAAAAGATACGATGACGGACAAGATGTCGGTATGCCAGAAAAAAGAATCTACGGTGCTGACATCCCCGGTATAGCAGATACAGTCACAGACTGGGCAAGAACTACTCAAGAAGAAGTTATTCAAAATATGCCAAGAGAAGATGGCAAGGTTAACTTAAATAGGTTTACGATTTTTGGTGGTTCATACGAAGATACTGCCGGTGCATCCGGTAGACTTAAACTAATGCAGCAACTTTTAGGTGCTGATATAGAAGTCGAAGGCTCAATGAAGCAGAACAAAGATACAGAAGATAGTATTGATGCTAATTTAGTTGGTGACATTATCGCACAATATGAAGGTGAATGCGAACAAATAATGAACGAATACAACGACAGAATGGCTCAGACATATACTGACTATGAAGTTCAAGATGATGGGGGTGAAGGTGCTTACATTAGGGCTTATGCTGCTTTTATTGCTAAATTTGATGTAAATGACTGGAAAAGGCTTCCAAGCAATGCAGAAGAAGTAGTGTGGAATTCTGTTGAGGCTATAACCGATATATATGGTGATATTTTTGTGCCCTCCGACAGAGATACCCCAACAATTCGTCGTGTTCGCGAAGAAATACACTTGACTATTCAAATTAATTTTGAACATCCAGCAATTGCTGGCGGTTCGTATATGGCTTTTCCAGATGAGTATCAGGAAGCACTTCAAAAAATTGATTCACTAATCGATGACAGAAGAGATGCATTTGAAGCAATATTGATTGAATACTTCAGAAGAGAAGGTCAGATGGAAGGTGGTGCCTATGTTAATTTAGCAATGCAAATTGAAGACAGAGAATTGACATCATATGAGTGGGATCTAGAAACTGACGGTGAGTATACTGAATCTTATGAGTCCACTGCTAGTCATACTTTTTATTATGATCCTGAAGAATTTGGTGTTAGCCTCGATGTGTTAAAGCAAATCACAGACTCTCGCGACTTTAGAATTGAATTAAGAAAACAAATGTTGGAAGAACCAAGAAAAGCCGAAAATACCCAATATTATCTGCAAATGAATGCAACAACTGTGGAACAGGGTGGTGAGATTAAATTTACCACTGTGTTCTCGATAAATCTTGATGAGCCTGATATTATGGCTGGACTTTTTAGAGAGCTTGTAGAGGGTGATATGGACGATGAAGACAACCTTAATGTAGTCTATAGGAGAGTGATGGCTCAAGCAGTCAAAGCACGACAACCTGCATCGATGCAAACAAATGAATCGTTAGTTAGTAATTGGAAGGACTATTTAAAATTATGAGTGTTACTGAAGAAAACTTAAAACAAATTGTCATGGAAGAATTGGAACAAGTTCTTCTCGAAAAGTGTTGGCCGGGCTATGAAAAGAAAGGCATGAAAAAGATGTTTGGTAAAATGTATCCAAACTGTGTCAAAAAGAAGAAAGGAAAGAAACGTAAAAAAAAGCGTAAGAATGAGAATGCAGAGCTTTATGAAGCAGATCCTAAGAAGGGTACTGGAAAAAAGCCAAAAGGCTCTGGAAGACGCTTATACACGGATGAAAACCCAAGTGATACGGTCTCTGTTAAGTTCTCGACCGTTCAAGACATTAAAGACACACTTTCAAAAGATTCCTTCAAGTCTAAATCTCATAAACGTCAATCTCAAATTATCAATTTGATACACCAACGAGCAAGAGCAGCGTATAATAATGCTAAAGACCCAAAAGTAAAAGCACGTTTGAAAAAATCATATGATTACGCCAAAAAGCGTAAAGAAGCATCAAAGAAAAAGACTCAAAGAATGAATAAGGCGAAAAAATGAGTAAATACATGAAAGATCCAGAGTATCTTTTCACTATTTTAGCTGCCTTAGTTAAAAAAAATGACGGTATTATTAGATTAACTGAAGATGAGATAGCATCGGTTACCAAAAAAGATCTGATTGGCATGTATTATGAGCCTGAAAACAAGGCTGTTGTTTTTAAAGAAGTTGATCAACAAGATATTTTAAGGGCAAAAACAATTGTCAATGAAAACCCTGACGAACAATACGACAACTAATATTCTGTCAATTGATATAGATTATGCTTATAGTCCTACAATATCAGTGTATGACGACTATATTGAAGGCGTTAGAATATCAGAAGAAGAACAGGAGTCAATTTTACAGAAACACAATGTACCTAAACCAACTTGTAATCCTGAAAAGATAAAAGTTCTCGAATCTGTAATTAAAACCAAAATCAATTTAAACGCACCAATTATATTGATTGAGAATCATGATCAAATATTAGATTTTTTACCAAACAATAAACAATTAGCAATATATAATTTTGACCATCATCATGATGTATATTATCCCGGCTGGCATTCTCTCGATACTTTAGACGAGGGAAATTGGGTTTATTTTTTGAAAGATAAAAACGTTTCAGAATATATATGGATTAGAAACGAAGACTCTGAGAATATGGACTTTGATTTGCCAGAGCTTGACTTTTTAATAGAAGAACGATATAATATAGAAAATATGCCTATGTTTGATTTAGTCTTCTTCTGTATTTCATCAAGATGGACAGGCTCCACAGGCAAACAAAATATTATGAGGTTGATTGATTTAATATCATGAATGTTAGAAATTTAATCGAAGAAAACTATTTGCACTTTAACGCTGGTGAATTGAGAGATGCCTTACGTGCTTTGGAGATCCATATCGAAAAAGGTAATAAGATATTTATCACGTTGTCGGGAGCTATGAGCACAGCCAGAATCGGCCGCTTATTAGCACCAGCCATTCAAAAAGGCTTGATTGGCGGAATCTGCTGCACCGGAGCAAACCTTGAAGAAGATGTTTTTAATGCTATCGAGGGTCATCGATATAAACAAGTTGATTGGCGTAGTTTGTCTCCGAGCGATGAAGAAGAATTAGTTAAAGATGGCTGGAACCGCGTAACTGACACTTGTATACCTGAAAATGTTATGCAACATGTGTGGGGATTATTACTAGAATCTTGGAATGAACAAAGTGGTAAAACTCCTTATTTTCATTTGTGTTGTGTTTTAGATAAACTTATTGAAGATGGCGTTATAGTTCCACGATTAAACGAGTCTTGGGTTTGGGCAGCGCATAACGCTTGTATACCCGTATTTGTTCCCGGTTGGAGTGATAGCACAACAGGTAACATGTTTACTGCCAGTGTAAAGAAGGGTGAGATCAAAACAGGTTATAACGCTGTTGTAAGTGATGCTGAACAATTTGCGATATTGGCAAACTGGTACGAATCACAAATTACTGAATCCGGTGAAAGCCCAGCGTTTCTTCAAATTGGTGGGGGTATTGCTGGAGATTGGCCAATATGTGTTGTTCCATCTTTAAGACAAGATGAAAATAAAGATGTACCGCATTGGGGCTACTTTTGTCAAGTTTGTGATGCACCAGCATCGTATGGTGGATACTCAGGGGCGCCCCCAAATGAAAAAATTACATGGGATAAAGTTTCAAGTCAAACACCTAGATTTGCAATACAATCTGATGCAAGTATTGTTCTACCTTTAATATTGGACTATTTATTAACGAAATGAAACTCCTACTTGAAAATTGGCGCCAGTATGTGAACGAAGTGGTGGATGACGTATTCACGGGCAATTGTGGTATGTTTGGTATTGCTTTGGCTGAAGAAGCACAAAGAAGAGGTATTGACGCAGCACTAGTATTTGCACATAATGCTGATACAGATAAAGAATTGATCTATGGAGACTATAAAATTTACCATGTAGCCTTAAAGATCGGAGACAAGTATTATGATGGCAGAGGGGAAATCCGATTAAGCGAATTAGTATCATTTATGTTCGAGGTACCAGAAGATATGAATGTTGATGCTTTTAATCTTGTAAACCTAGACCAGATGAAAAGTGCTATTCGTCGTAATACGGCTTGGAGTGCGACCTGCAAGGATTTCAAAGAAAAGGCAAAACAATTTTTAGATAAAATGGGATATACAAATGAAACTCCTACTTGAAAATTGGCGAAAGTTCATAAATGAAAATATAGAATCAGCTAAACGTTTATCCATTTTTGATTTTGATGAAACAATAGCATTTTCTGAAGGATATATTATTGTTATAGATAAACAAACTGGTAAACAATTTAATATTTCATCTCAAGAAGAATATGACAAGCTTAAAAACGATGGTGGTTACGAGTTTGATTTTTCTCCGCTTGATCAAGTAAACAATGCGGTTGAGAATCCAAATATTACTTCTATCCTACGAGATAGACTAGCTGACTCAAATACACAAGTCATGATTTTAACTGCTAGAGCACCCGTAGCAATCGACGATATTCACAGAGTATTGCGAACTTTTGATGATCCAATTAAAACAAATAACATTATTATGATTGGCAACGAAGGTGGAAATAAAGGTGAATATGTTAGAGATGTCATACTTTCAAAATATGATAATATTAAAGAAATAGAATTTTATGATGATTCTGAGAATAATATTGTTGACATGAAAGTAGTAAAAAACGAAACATCTGAAAATGGTAGAGTGGAAAACTTTGATATTTATAAAGTGGTAGAAGGTATTCCAGAAAAAGTGCCCTGAAACAACTAGTTATATCGTGGAGGGTTCACGATGTCCAGTAACGGTTGGGAAAATTATTCTAAACTTGTTTTACAACAACTAGAAACTTTGTCTGGTGGTATTGATGCATTGCGCTTGGAATTACAAGACGTTAAATATCAATTAACTGAACTTAAAGCAAGAGAAGACAAAGTTCAAGAATTAAAAGTTTGGAAGGATAAGATGGATGATATAGCATCACCTCCACAGCTTAAAGTCGCATTGCAAGAAATAGAAGAACTCAAGTTATATAAAACAAAAGCAATGACTGCTTTTATGGTTGTTCAGTTTGTCATGGCAACAGCAATAGCATTAAGTAGTTATTTTTAAAATGGCCAAGGTTAAAAAAATAACCAAAGAAGCCTTACAGATATTAAAACTAGCTGCGAAACAATTTAATGGTTCGATACCATACGAAGAAGATTTAGAAAATATAGAACTTTTACCAGAAGTGGGAATAGATGGCACAGGTAATTTGTTTTGTTATAGTCCTGATTACAAATCATTTGTAAGCATTAAAAAAGGACAGAAAGCGATTATATTAGATGATTTCGATGGAGACGATGAGGTTTTAATTTACACTTATGATGGGTTTGTTGTTATAATAAAAGTAGAAAATCTTATTTTTACTGGTTTTGATTAATGCTGTTTGAAATTAATAAATTTTGGAAAACACTACTTTCAATTTTATTTTTCTTCACGCTTTATCACATTATCGGGTTCCAACCAACAGTTATTTTATTATTAATCCTTTTGTTAAATTCTACTAATTAAACAACAGGGCATGATAAAAAAAATTAAAAAATTTTACACCTACGATTATGACGGTGTATCAAAACCTATAAATGCAAATTACTTAGTTAATTGCATAATTGAAGGTGAAATTAAGTCAGTTGGAATTTTTGAGCAATCTGAAGAGGCAGAAGAACAGCTAGCTAAATATTTAGGTAAAGGCTTATGTGCATGGATTGTCAGGAATAATGAACGTTAAAAGTGAATTTGGAAGTTTAGTCTCAGAAAAATTTAATGTTGGCGATATTGTGCAATGGACCACTTGGGATGAAGAAACTAACGAATGGAGCTTGAATTACGGTATTTTACTAAAAGTTGAAAATATGATAAAATCAAATCGTATGGTTTCTATTTCTACTGTAAAGCCTTTAAATGAACAATACGAAGAAAAGGAATTGTTTACAATTAGTTTAAAACTAGTAAAGAGTAGTAGTTTGAATAGCAAATTCAGGCGTTGATAACTATTTATATTGAGTTTTTCTATGTTTAAAGTCATATCACCGATGGTAAAGCAATTTTTACCTTTCGCACAAAAAAGAATGGGGTTTAAAAATCCACCAAAACTTTTTTTGCGTCGTGATAATGAAAACGCAGAAAAATCACTGGGTAAAACAGCGTATTATGACCCAGAAAATAGAAGTATTACAGTGTATGTTACCGGTCGTCATCCTAAAGATGTCATGCGTTCCATATCTCATGAGTTAGTACATCACTCTCAAAATTGTAGAGGCGAATTTGATAAAGTCGGTTCTATGGGAGATGGGTATGCTCAAAATGATGAGCACTTAAGAGAAATGGAACGTGAGGCATATGAAGTTGGAAATATGTGCTTCAGAGATTGGGAAGACAGTGTAAAAAACACTACTTATTTTGAACATCTACAAAAAGGAGAAAAAAAGATGTCTACTAAAGATTGGAAAAACAAAGAAGTAACTCAGCTTCTCGCAGAAGCTTGGGGTTTTAAATTTAACTCACTTGATGAGTTTAATGAATTCAGCGGTGAAGGTGAACTTCAAGCAGAAGGTGAAGAAGAAGAAGTTGAAGAAGGTCGTCAACCACGTATGCAACGTCAAAGACAAGACTTAAATAGTCCAACACAATCTAAGCGTGCAACTCGTCCTTCCCCAGAAACGCGCGATGGCGATGATGATGATATTGACGAAGGCGAAGATCACGGCGATAAAAAAGATCTTGATGAAGGTGCTGAAGAGGAACTTGACGAGCAATCAAAAAGTGATTTACCTGACCGTGGTGCAGGACGTGCTGCTGGCGGCCGTCGTTTAGACGAAGAAGAGGAAGATCTTGATGAAGCTGCAAAACCTGATTATATCGATTTAGATAAAGACGGTGACAAAGAAGAATCTATGAAGAAAGCTGCTGCTGATGCTAAAAAGAAAAAGCATGGTAAAGACGACGATAAGAAAAATGAGTCCATTGATCCTTTACAAGAAGCAATTGCTAACTTACTTCGTAAGCATCTTAGAGGTTAAAAACATGTCCGGTAAGTATAAAAGTTGCTCTTAAATTGAGCAGGAATAAGTTTATACAAAAACTATTATTATTACATTCAAAAGAGGAACAAACAATGTCATTAGACAAAGCGTGGAAAGATTTTTTAAATGAGAGTGTTGATGAAAAGACTATCTTTACCTATATTCAAGGTCTCCAAGAAATTATTTCCAATCTTAAGCCAAGAACACTAACTGAAAAACGAAGGTTACAGTTAGCCAAACAACACTTACGTGAAGTTAAAAGATTTGCACGTAAATTGAATAATGATATTGGTGTTCTTCAAGAAAAACTTAATATACTGGAAGAGTCAAAAGGGGATGAATAATGGCGAAAGCTAATACTCATCTCACACACTTAGAAGAATTGGTGCTTACCCAAGGCTCAGCCGGCTATAGCATGGCTAGAGCCTTCCTTCTAGAGCTTTTAAAGGTTCTTAAGGGTAACACCAAGTCTAAGATTCAAACGTCCGTCAAATGGGACGGAGCGCCTGCTATTTTCGCTGGTACAAATCCTGAAAATGGTAGGTTTTTTGTTGGTACTAAATCTATTTTTAATAAAGTACCAAAGATTAATTATACAGAAGAAGATATTGTTAAGAATCATGGGCACGCGCCCGGACTAGTTGATAAATTAACTAAAGCTTTACGGTATCTACCATCTCTTAAAATCCAAAACATTCTGCAAGGTGATTTTATGTTTGACGATGGAATGGTGTCGACTATTGAAGTTGATGGTGAGCCTCATTATCGCTTTAAACCAAACACCATTACATATACAGTTCCTGTAAACTCTGATCTTGGAAGAGAAATTGGTGAGTCTAAGTTTGGAATTATTTTTCACACAACTTATAATGACTTAGATGGCAATGCTAGTTTTGGCGCTGATATATCTGGACTTAGAAAAACACCCGGAGTGTGGTTTGATGATGCGTACTTTGATGACAATACGGGTGTTGTAACATTAACTGAAGATGAAGAAGCTGAAATTACTAGATTAGTAACGGAAGCTGACGAAGTTAATGAGCGTATCAATTATGAGGATCTGCCATCAGCACTTTTAAACATTTATATTAACAGTGAAATTAAAGCAGGTAACTTTTTGGAAGATCCAGAAAGCTCATATGTCGGATTCTTAAACTGGTATTCACAACGTTCACAAAAGAAGATAAACAATCTTAAAAGTGTGAAAGGTAAACAAAAAGCAACACAAAACACTAAACAGACTTTACAATCTTTTAAAGAAAGAAGAGAAGACATAGAGAATATTTTTAGAATTAGTCGATTATTATTTGAAGCTAAAAACATTTTTATTCAAAAATATAATAACGCTGTATACAGAACAAGACATTTTATTGAAAATGAATCTGGAGATTTAGTCGCTAGTAATCCGGAAGGATACGTTGCTGTCGATCACAAAGGCAACGGAATAAAATTTGTTGATAGATTAGAATTTAGTAAAGCTAATTTTGCCATTGATAAAAGTGACAAGTTCTCGCCTGAACTAAATGAAGATGAGGATGAAGACGATGATCCGGTGATTGATGATGAATATCCAAAAACCGTAGCCGTCGTGCCCGGAGCTTTTAAACCGCCACATCTTGGACATTTGGATATGGTGCGAAAATATGCTAACATGGCTGATGAAGTTATTGTCATAATATCAAAACCAACCAAACAAGGAAGATATTTACCTAACGGTCGGGAAATTACTTCTGCAGATTCTCTCAATATTTGGAACATATTAGCCAGTGATTTACCAAATGTAGATATAGTTACCTCAAAAACACACGCATCACCTATCAATGCTGCATATGAATATGTTGGTGAGGAGGGTCCTGTTAATATTGGTGACACTGTTATATTAGGTGCTAGCACTAAAGATGACGACTGGAAAA